TTATCGGATAATCTCCAAGTTCTTTTCAATCCATTCAAGGCGATTTTGGCGACCAGACGGAATAGGTTCTTGACCTCTTGAATAATCTTTAAACCGCATTTGGAGCATGTAAGAGCCCCCACCTAACGAGCTAGATTCTAACGCCACTTCTAAGTAAGCGCTAGAAATCCAGTTTCCGCTGGCTGTATACATTCTGCCAGTCCCTCCAATGATGTCTTCATGGCTAGTCTCAAGCCATTTAAGAAGCTGTTGTTTCTTAAACTGGTCATAATAAGTATAGAATGCCATATTCATTTTCAAGGAATTATCCAAATAGTATTTATGTTGAGCCTTGCCAATCATGGCAAGCTCGAAGTCGTCAAATAGGCAATCAAGCATGGCGTTTACTCGTGCCGCCCCCATCTTTTCGATGGAAGTATCGCCGTTTTTGAATTTCTGCCAGTTAGCATCAGTGAACTTTATTCCTGGTAACCTGTAAAAATCATTTTCAAAGCGGAAATATCTTCCGGTATATTCTAAAATCAGGTCTTTAATGTCGCTGTTGATAATCATGTCTTTGTTCCTCTGTTTTTTTAATCCTTACTTGCCATAACTTTTGCAAGCTCTCTAACTTTGCGAGCTTCTTCGACGTGGTATTCTACATCTTCTGGATCCAATTTGATGATTCGACTATCTTCGTATTTAGTGCCAAATCGTGGAATAATTTTATAAACGTCCCCGTTCGAAATTCTTACGAGGTCTGTTTCTAGTTTTTCTGCTTTGTCTGAGAAAACTTCATTTCGAATGGCTTGTGCTCTCTCTCGTTGTTCTTTCAATCCTTTTTTATATTCTTTGTAAGTAGCCATTTTAGATACCTCTTTTTCTCTTTCTTTTATTTCATGCATTTAGTTCCTTTTTTATGACCCGCTCTATAAGCAGATAGAGTCACCTTGCCGGAAATGTTAATCCAGCAATCATTATCCTTACTGTACTCGTAAGGATATGTGGTTACCTTAGACCCGTTATGGTCTAAAGTAACCCCTCGCACTACTTTGCCATTTTCAACATAAACATTTTCGTTATAAACTTTATGCCATCCGTCTTTTGTCATTTTACTTTACCTTGAGAACTTCTTTCGTTCTCCCTTTCTTTATCTTACATGTATAGTATATATCATATATGATAGTTTGTCAACACTTTTGATAAATAAAATCAGTTTTTTTTTGCAAAATAAAAAAACCGCCCATAAAAGGGGCGGCGTCTACCTATGAAGGCTATTCTCAAAACCATTCTTATTATAACACAAAAAAAGCCCCAGCAAAATGCTGAGGCTTCGACCACTACTGCCATGGTATCCCTACTGCAGTGTGAGGGGAGGTGATATACTCCTTTTCGTTTTATAGTTTGCGTGGTCTGATTATTTACCAGTTTGACCTTGTGTGGCTTGCGCTCGGTCTTCGATAGCTTTAATGACTGAAGCGCTAGCTTCTTCAATTGCCTTAGACACTTCAGCAGCATCTCTTGATTGGCTATCAATGAAGCGTTGGAAATCATTGTCATCAAGCATTAAATGCTTAGCTCCGTTAGATTTCAACTCGTCAACAGTGCTAATGTCGCCAATACCGAAAACGTGACCGTTAACAACTCCTACATAGCCTTGGTTTCCAGATTTGCTTCTTACTACAAAATTCATAATATCTTCTTCCTCTTCTTCTTTCTTGTTTAGTTCGCCACCAATAATAACGACATTCTTATCCAGTCCGCCAGCTAGACCTGTGCTAGTGAATTGCCACCAGCGTGTATGATTCATATCGGGATATACGCCCCAGTATGGCTCTGAGCGTACCTCGTAATCTGGGTAAGCTGCAATCCATAGACTGTTTGGATAGCGTGCAGTGATTTGATCTACATATACATTAGCCAATGTGTATGGCTTGTAACTATAGTAGATAGGCTCAAAGCCGTTTGACTTACAAACGTCCATAAATGCCAATACTGCATTAGTGTTAGCTTGCTTGTCTCCACTAGCGCCATCCTCATAGTCACACACAAGGTAGCGTGGGTGAGACGGCAGATTGCTGATGAAGTAATTCGCTTCAGCTTGTGCTGTTCCTACATCTCCACCGAAACGGGCGAAGTGATAGTACCCAATACAGTTACTTGTGTTGGTTTGTTGAGCTGCTACTGGACTTAACCATCCGACACCTTCAGACACTTTAATGATCGTGTTCCTAGTGCCAGACGCTTGACAAATTCCAGTTAAGTCTGCTGATTGATAGGCTGATACGTCGATGAAGTAATCACCTTTCTTCACGCCGTCAATTTCTTCAACCTCAACATCATCAAATGGCAATTCAAACCACCCAACCATTTGTTGAGTTGGTGCATTCCAGTCGATATAGCTGAAATTACCAGCGCTATCGAGGTTTCTTGTCACCTTACGAGTCCAACCACCATTGTATAAGGCATCACCATTGCCATCGATATTCTGTTCGATAGTGGTAACGGTACCGTCTGGGTTTTCTGCCACTACAAAACCGATATGTCCGAATTGGTGGTAAGGTAAACAGTTGGTCACCCATACACTGCCTACTGGTGGATTGTTAGAGCCGTTAAAACGTGTGACTTTAAGCCCTAGATTTTCTGCTCTATCCAATCCGTCAATCGCATTCATGTAGCTGAAATCGAGATTAAATAAACCCGCATACTGTAAAACGTAGTCAATCAAAGCTGCACATTGCAAAGTGTTGCGTTTCATCCCTCTGTCTCTTTTGTTTCCGCCAGAGACTTATCAAACGAAACTCTGTTAGTTTCCTAACAGTTCAGACTATATCTTCAGTAAACTCTTAAATCGCTGTTGTGTTCTTTGTTGTATTCCAAAATCGCTTGTAATCTTGCTTGATGAGCTTCTTCTGCCGTCTCAAATGTCCCTACGGTAACTCTTTCCCCTCGTTTGATATTAAAGTACGACTGGTATTTACCGTTGTTTCGAGGAATAACTCCCGGGAAACCGGATTTCCCAACACGGAAATTTCTATTTCTGCAATTTTCTTGCCTTGTAACCCAACGGCAATTTTGCTTGTTATAGTTTCCGTTATTATCTATTCTATCAAGTTGGTGTTCCGGCGTCGGAGGTTCTCCCATGTCTTTGTAAAACGCAAGAAAATCATCTTGCCACTCTTTGCACATTGTAATCCCTCGACCACCATATCGATCAAAGTGTTGGTAAGATTCTTGGTAGCATCTTTTTTTGATACCTTTCCAAATATTATACACCTTGGTCCCATGCATGCCGTGTTTTTTTTGAAACATTTTCTTACCTCGCTTGTATGTATATAAACATTATATCATATTCGGGGTAATCTGTGTAGCGATTTATTTTTTTGTTTACTGCCCTGTGCTGTCCGTCAGTTGACGGCGCTTAGTCGTTGGACCTTCCCCCTCTTTTACCAAGGGGGCTCGGCTGCTGATTGCCCAACTATGAATGTTTTTAAGCGTGTCACGTTTACCGTTGCCAGTTGCGTTGTAGCCCTCATAGCTTTAGGGTGTCCCAGCAATTCTCAGGGTTAGGAAGCCAATATTTAACCTCCATAAGGGTTAGTGGGAACAGTGACACGTTGATTAACGAGACTATCAAGCGTGTTTAATAATTGTGCTTTTGAAGTCATGTTTCTCCTTTCTTAAATTATTTCTGTTTAATCTCCGTAAGCATTCTTTCCAAATCAGCAACCTTCTGTTTTAGATCTTCAATTTCGCTTGTTGGTAATTGAGATTTAGTCACAAGTGGATCTTCCGCAAATTTATTTTGTTCTAAAACTTGTAGAAAAAAGTTATTATATGTCGGAAACAACCCATACGCTTGGTTGATAGTCAACGATAAAGATTGTTTACCTTTAATTTCACCAATATCTTGTCCAATAGATTCTATTACATCTTTTAAATTACTCATAAAACCACCTCATTAGAGAGTGTTTTTAGCTGTTGTATATGCTGCCACATAATCTTCGTTTTCAATAGCTGTGATACGATTACCAAGCTCTGTAAGTTTAGTAATAATACCAGAATCAACATTACCACCACCAGCGGCGATTTTATCAGCAAGTTCTTTAAGAGTATCGAGCTCTTCAGGGGCACCACCGATAAGGTCGGTTTTAGCTTGCGCAATGGCAGTGTTAAGTTGTTCTTGAGTGATTCCGTTAGCGGTCACTTCACCTTTCTCAGCTTTGCCAGCCAATGCTGTTTTAATCTCCTTGATATCAGCACCTACAGCTTGTGCAAAATCATGTAATTTACTCATTTATGTTTTCCTTTCAAATCTTAGCTAGATTATAGATATTAACGAGGTCTTCCGTGGGTTCACTGCCACCAGTAATCAACCCAGATTCTCGCAATTCATCAGCTAGTAACTTTAACTTAGGGCTCTTGTCTGATGGAATAGCACTGTCTGCATTCAGTGAGTTCTTCACTTTCACTTTGAAATTATTAGACGGGAAGATATGCCCATCTAGTTTGATTTCAAGATAGTAAGTGCCGGTAGCTACCACGTTACCCATTGAGAATGAAAACACTCCGTTCTCAACAGTAACATCTTGATAAAGCGCCACTGTTTCATCGTTGGACAGCGTAAGCTTACCAGTGCCAGACAATTCCATGCGTTTTCCATCGTGCCCTAGAATCTCAAAACCAAAAACGGAAGTGGTGTCCCCAGACTTGAGAACATTACCACCTTGAATCTGGTTAATGGAAGTCATGAACTTAGCCATAGGCTAGTCCTCGTAAGGTTTAGTGTATGATAGTGCTCGCTCGCTATCGCTAAGACCTTTAGTTGTAGGGTCTGGCAACATATTCAAGGTGTTAACCACTGTAAGACCTACCAAGTAAGGGTTTGATAGGAATTTACCAAACAAGCCAAACAATGCTCCCCAGCTTGTGATATCTTCAAATTTGATACCAAAGTAAGCCAAAACTGGCAATACCAAGGCGAGTGCAAAACGTGTTACGAATACACGGTTTTTAAAGCGAATAGTCCAGTTAATTTTCATTAGTTAATTCCTCACTTCTAAATTGATGTATTTACGATAAAGAGCATCAATGTACCCGTTACCGCCTAATTTCTTATAGCTACTGTGCATCTTGTGAATCACATCAGAATTATGAACAGTCGTATATCCACGCTCAAGCTCTTTTGTAATGTCTCGTTCTAATCGAAGATACATTGTCACTAAATGAGCCTCGTCATGCACAGCTAACTTGTCATTTAACTCGTTGATTTTCTCTCCGTTAATTTCTCCTAATTCTTGAACGACTTCAACGGATTCTTGAATGGTGCTTAATTCCCCTTTTAACTCACCAAACTGCTCTTTGTTTAAGTTAGCCGACTTGCTAGCTTTCATCCCAAACCAACCCGTCGCAACCACCCCGACAGTGGGGGCTAGGTGAGCTATTACATCAGAAACATTCAATGTACTGTACCTCTTTAATTTATTTAACCCTCAATTAAAAAACAATCTGATTACTCTTTTGTGAGCTGAGCCAAGAGCTCGTCGTCTACCATAAGAGCAATCTGCTCTTTTACTTTTGGTTTCAAAATCTTAGGAACTCGTTTAAACGGAAAATTCCCTTCAACAATATTGATTGCAAATAGTTTAACCATCATATCTTTATCTCTTTCTATTTTTTCTTTAATCTTCTTTAACGTCAATAATGGACAATTCAGCCAAGTCTTCATCGTTAAGCACCTTTTTTTCATAAAATTTAGCAATAATATTCATTAGCGTTACTTGTGCCGTCCTTGATTGTTCCTGCTGTTTCGTCATTTGCGCTTCCATCTTTGAGATGGTATCTGCCGCTTTATTATTCAAAGCGTTATATTCTTTAATTTTGTCATCAAGCTCATTAAATTTCTCAGTTTCAGCACGTTGTGGGAAATTTTCTTGATAGATTACTTCTAGCGCTGCATTTAATAGCTCGGTGTTTGACAAGTCGATTTTTTCGACTGGCAAAAAGACGGGAACGATAGCCCCGTCTGTGTTTTTTAAAACCACCTTGGTGGCGGACGCTGCACCACTTGCGTCGTATTCTTGAGATTTTGAAGCGTATTCAAATTTCATAGATTAACCTTTCTGTTTATAGCATGATTGTGAGTTGACCAAAATAATTAGAGCCACCCTTAGTTTTTAACGCAGTCAGTGTGTTCCCACCTTTATCAATCTGAACGTGAGAATTCGCCGTCCCGTCAGCGTCCCACACCGCTATCGTTAACATGTAGTTTTGCGGAGCCGTCAAAACCTCTTTTGGTAAGGTCGCAAATGTGATTGCTTCGCCGCTGCCAACAAAATCATATTTGATGGTTAACACGTCCCCTACTCGCTTATAATAGCTATTAGTGTAGCCGGCGTGTTGCCATCCAGTGTTGATTAGATTTGTGTTTTCGTTCCTAGCAAACTCTTTCCAAGGCTCCCAGTCATCAATTTTCTTCGACCATCGGTGATGTCTGAAAAACAATTGACCATTATTCCCCCAGAAAATCTGGATAGCCTCTTTAAAACCATCGGTATTCTTACCATAATTACTGTAGTGGAATAGGTATCCCCATTGACCGTTAGGGTTTCCCGGTGCCGCCTTGTCAATGTAATATTGACCCGGCTGATCTAACCAATTTGCGTTGGTAACGTTAGGTTTCCCATCTATCCATTTCGGTGCGCCGTTGTTGCTAGTCAGCTGGTATTGCTGGATTTGACTGTTGTTAGCGTAAATATCCCCCGCAACATCAAGAGCTCCACGCTCACGGATTTTAGCAACACCGAGCCCAGATTGGTCATAAGAAAGCGCTACGCTCTCAACGGGAACATCAAGTTTGAAACTTGTGTAAGTAAACTTGTCTTCTAGGACTGCCAGAATTTGCCATGACTTATTAGCAGCGTACACACCCGCTAGGTTAGCTGATGAATTAACCAAACTTGAAACACCAGCCCAGTCTCCAGAGGCGGGACCAGTGTCTGTTGTGTAGCTATCCTTGCCATAAGGCGTCACCTTGAAGGTTAATCTCATGGTGTTTTTTTGAACGCCGTTAACTGTTAATGGCGCAATCTTAGCATTCCTTAAAACTTGCAAAGTGCTTGATGTAGCACCTACCCTTGTCACGTCAAATTTTAGCGATGGTGCGAAATATTCAAGGACGTTGATATTAACTTCTTTGAAATCAGACCATCGTCCACGACTGTCTGAAACCCTAGCTCTTACTACTGCTTGTCCAGAATAATTCATCATCCCAAACGTAGCACCGTTCGAGTTGATAGACTGATTCTTGCCAACGATTTCAGCATAGTAACCTGTAATGGTAGAGCCGTATGCGCCGCTAGCACCGCTAAAATCAGCTCGAATGTTTGACATGACCTGAATGAAATTGTTTTCTGGCAAAAGACGACGGACGGTTTCATTTGTGTCAACCAGCGTCAACCCTGTTAGTGTTGGTTTGACGCTATCTGGCACGCTGATGTTAAATGTCGTCGATTGTGTCCCTATTTTTGAGCCTTGCAAATACGAATCGACCGAGATTATTCCTTGAGCGTTGACGGTATTAGTGAATTTATTGATTAAATCAAGAGGGATTGTCCAAGTTGTCGATGTATCAACATTACTAGCTATCGTTCCAGACGAATCACCTATTTGATACCTAACTGTGTGCTTAAACGTAGGATTTTGACGGTCGATGGTAATTGTTACCTCCTTGCCAAAAACAGCACTACTCACTTTTAAATTACTCGAACGTTGAAGGTCGGTGAGTGTAAAACTATTCCCTCCAATTTCGAGTGTATTAGGGCTATACCCCCCACCACCTTGGAAACGAGCCATAAAGCCAAAGATTTTTTTCCCGTCATCCCCGTGATTTACGGTCACTGTTTCATCTATTAACATGATGGTCGAGTTTTGGCTGGTCATATTTGGGCTTCCAGACCAATTCAACCGACGGCCGCCGTCAAAATCAATGAATGCACTACAAGAATAGCTTGCAAATGTGGCCGCTGTATTCAAAATAGCTAACTGGAAACGTACTTGACTTGTGTTTGCAACGGCATCTTGACTTACTTGGTCAACCCAAAGTCTAAGTCTGTAACCTCTATCATTGTTACTCCAAAATTCAGCCAATTAAAATCCTCCTACGTATCGAATTACATTCATGTCTGGGTTAATGTGGTATTGTTCCTCTCGATATCGCCCAACTTGAATGGTTTTCGAGAAGATACCGTTCTCGATGTGAATGACACCTTGAGAAATATACATTACTTCAACCCCAGAACTGAACATTGAAATCCGTCCATTAGGGTTAAACATCATGCTTGAGCTTCCGTCATTCTTACCAATAACAAGTCCATCATTTGACGAGCTCATGTAAGTGTCAATGAAATTCCAGCGATCAGACAGCTCACCTAGATTTTTAGCAATGGTTGACACTCGTTGACTTGAACTAACCAAGGCTTTTTCAGCTTCAGCACGCTCATTCTCGTTTGATTTGACAAAATCTTGGTAAGTTTTAATCCAGTTATTTAAGATTTCAGCGCTTGCCTTAGCTTCCATCTCGGCTTGAATAATTCCGGCTCGTTCATTAAGAGCGTTAATCTGTTCTAGTGTCAACGCACTGTCAGCCTTGCTATTCAGTTGTTTCTCTAAATCTTTCTGCGACGCTTGCCATGCTCGGTCAGTCGTACCCTCATAGCAGTCTAACTCAGTGAAGAATAACATCGACTCACTGCTGTTAGTCGTCCCTTTGTTGTCAATGCGGATAAAACCTTCATCACATTCGCCGGAGTTAAAAGTTAGATGCCATTTAACCATTTGAGTGGTTGACGGTGAGCCAGTATGCGCTTTGAAACGCACTGCCTTCGAATACATTCCGGTTTCGTTTGATTTACGACCAAGGAAATAGATATCTACTCCCTTGATGTTCCCAGTAGCAAACGTTTGAATGTTAAATGAATAGGTAGTATTGCGTTTAACCGGAAATCTAGCTGTTGAGCTTGGCGTTGTTGTTGTTGTTGTTGTTGTTAGTGCCAACAGATTCTTACCGCTGTTGTAATAGTAGGCATGAGTTCTAATAGATAAGTTTGGGTTGGTACTATTGGGAGCCCAATAGTACCAGTTATCAAGATTCTCTGGAAATGCTGAGTTAACGATTAGGTTTTCACCACCAACCGACACACTGCCGGTCATGTCGTTCCAAACATAATCAGCTGGATTGGTGCTGTCTGTTCTATCGAAATTAGTACATACACCCAAATAGCGCTTGTTTCCGTTTTGCGTCAAGCTAAAACCAGTCCGACCATCAGCGCTATCTGCATAAGCAAAGTGGACATAAGGCGTTCGTCCGTCGGCTCCAGCCTTACCGGGGATACCGTCACGCCCATCGCTACCCTTCCATTTGCTCCAGCGGTAATCTTGAGGGTTTCTGCTATTAGTGGCGTTGAAGTCTTGATACATACCGATAAACGGCTTGTTAGTATCTGTTTGACTAAATCCACCACCGATTGTGTTATCAGCATAAGCAATGTGGGTATACTGTGTTTTACCATCCGTACCCTTAACGCCCGGTATCCCTTGGATTCCTTGCGGGCCTTGCAAACCTTGTGGCCCACGCTCACCTTGCGCTCCACGTTCGCCTTTATCCCCTTTTTCACCCTTTTCACCGATTTTAGACACTGAATAGCCCGTTTCATTGGTATTATCCGTATAAGTCCAAACCGTCTTGGTCCAGAGGAATTGCCCTGCTGGAACGTTTGGTACTTGACTATTCCAACCGCTTGTTGGAGCAGTTGTTCCCGACGTACCCACTGCGTAAGTAATCGTGGTTTTCTTAATTCCCACGCCATCTTTACCCGCAATACCGTTGTTGCCGTCATTTCCATCTTTGGCCACATAAGTTTTTTGATAGCCCGTTTCAGAGGTATCGTCGGTATATGTCCAGACGGTTTTGGTCCAAAGATACTTACCTTTAACCAACGCCGGTGGGTTTGCCGTCCAATTGGTGGGTTGGGATGTTTCGTTGTCAGACAGTCCATAAGTAACAGTGGTATTCTTGATGCCTACCCCATTTTTACCGGGTAGTCCGTCGTTACCTCTATCACCTTTGTCCCCTTTGGGGCCTCGCTCGCCATCGACTACCTCGGTGAATGTAACCTCGGCGCTTGCTGCTAGCTCGTCATCAAGGTAGGCTTCGACGGTAACTTGCAAGGTATTTTCGAAGTCTGTCGGTCTAACAACTAACTGATTGCCAGTGCCGATAATCGCATCACCATTTTTGTAAAATAGCAGCGGTTGATAAACCTTACCGTTCCTTTCAAGGGATGCCTTCAACACGCTTTGACCAACATTGTTCTTAAACGTAGTCCCGTTATCTGTTGAGAGTTTCAACTCGTAAGGGATGGCTTGCTCAGCCAATTTTGCCATGCGAGTTAGTAGACTGTCAGATACTTTATTCTGTAACGCTTGGAAATTAGCGAATACCGTCTTATTCTCGACTGGATTAGAAAAACTAATCTGTTGTTCGCTGACACGGGCTTCAAGCATAAGCATAGGCGAGAAACCAGTGTCTTGAATTTTAACTGTGTCCCCAATATCGAGGTCAAGGAAACCATCAACCTCATAAGTGATGGCTGGATAACAGAATTTGCGTAAGTTCCTCAGCGCCGTTGAAATCAGCACATCTTCGCTATCTGTCTCAACTTCCATATCCTTACGAATCCAGTTATCTTTACCTTCCTTACCGGTCAAAATTGCGGGGTATAAATCTTTTGAAAGAGGTGCATATAGCACGCCCGTGTCGAGAAAAAACTCGACTTGCCCTTTGTCGTTCTTCCACTCCTGTTTTTTCTTCGGATCGATAGTGACTTCAACTGTGCTGACAGAAACCTCTTTGGTTTCGACTTCTGGTGCCGTAACGTTTGGTGTGCTACCCGTTTCAGTTCTACCCTCGACGGTTTTACCCTCTTTCAATTCGGGTGGATAACATAGCGTTTCAATAGCGCCTAGATAGGCACTAGCTGGATAGCTGTTTTGGACAACATATTGACGCCCAGCATAGTTTTGCTCCAAAACCGTAACGGTAGTGCCATTATTAGCTACGATAATTGAAACGTGTCCCCAAACCGACGTACCTTGATATGCGTTGTACGGCTTGATGTTAGCGATAGCTCCAGCTTTTAGTTGGTTGGTGTTGCTAGGTCTAACAACGCTCCAGCCAAATCTATCCCATGCGTAGTCAGTACCAATCTTGCCTGCTGCCATACCAGCACCAATTAAACCAGAGATGCCAGTTACACCACCACCAAGACCGGGGCCGCCTAGTTTCATGGAATACCAGGCTGCCAATGCGTAACACTGACCACTACCGACACGACGGCCTTTCAACCCTTGCATTTCGTTGATAACAGCGATAACTTTATCAGCCTTAACCGTTCTCGTAACCGGTTGATTTGGTTGAGTAACTTGATTGTTTGGTTGTCTCCATAAATCGTCAAGCTTGTCCAGAATGTTTCCGTTCGTTCGGTTTATCCCGTTCCGAATATCTCGCATAAGAGCGATATAGTGAGCGTATCCAGCGGCAGCATAGTCATAAAGAGCCCCTCCGATTCGGAAGAGCCCTTTTGTATATTCTTCGATATTCTGCTTGCCTTTGACGCCGTACATTTTACGACCACCGCTTGTCTGTTCTGCTAACAGATAAGTGTAGTCCTTCATGTAGTCGTCAACGCTGGCATAGTGCATATACGTCCCGCCCTCGTTAGCGGGCCTAGCGCTACCAGTGGTAACAACAACACCGCTAGGGCGAGTCTGGGCACCCCCAGTGATACCACCCCAGTTATTATCAACTCTGGCCACGTTTGAAGCGCCCCACCAAGACTCAAGATAGAGCTGAGCTAGGACACCAGACGGCAAGAGGTTACGTTGGACACATAGATTCAAGATAGTCTGCACTAATGCAGCACTTAATGGGTGCCCAGCGTATGACAGATTGCCACCAGTATATTTCTTGCCACCGCTAGCCGCTTGACTAGTAGCTGGGTTAGAAACCTTATTAACTTTCTCTTTTGTTTCCTCTTTGTGCCCGACGGGTCTAATAGCATTGTAGAGCTGTGTCTTATCAATACTGCGTTTGATGCCAGATACATTCTTGCCATACTTTAGAACAACATCAGCACGTTTACGCCCTACGCCTTGATTCTTGCCACCGTGTGCCTTATATACATTGAGAATAAACTTATCTAGTTGGCTGTTTGGTTTTAATCGTGTGTCAAATTCAATTTCGGCGTCGAAGTTTCGAGCTAACGAGATTAAACGAGCTAAAGTTGTCTCTTGCCCTTCCCATTCGAGCGTTTTTTTCTGATCAGACACCTCGTTAACGCCAAGGGTTAATTTAGCGTATTCGGACAATCCCCAAGCTTCAAAATACTCTTTAAAACTCATAGCCTTAGGTGCTTTGTAATTGTTTTGATATTCCAAAAGCAACTCAAGGCTGAGATTCTCACAGTAACATCGGATAGTGTGCTCATCTTCTTCGGTTTTCATGATGTTGAAGAGATATGAGCGTTTCTTATATTTGAAGCTGACAAAAGCTCTTTCATTGAGATACTTGTAAGCAAGCTCTAACTTAGAATTAGCTTTAACACTTTTTTTAAAAACAGAGAATTCAAAAACGGACGTCCCACTCTCAAGTGATCGCGTCCATTTGTCATTGAAAAAGTTTAATGTGGATTGCTTGTCGTTATCAATATAAGCAACTTTTTTTAACTCATTATCATGGATGGTTAAGAGCATTAAATCCACCTTTCTTCAAATTCAATAGTGACACTAGGTTTTTTTTTAGCCCATGTCGATTGAACAATCTCAATTTCTGACCTACCTGGTGGAATTACTGGCCACAACGAGCCGTCCACAATTTGGTCTAGGTTGTATAAGTTGTTAAGCATCAACGTGTCATTCTCGCTATTGATAACAACGGTACCTCCTTGGATGTAACGGTTTGGCACATCTTCGATGAAGTTGTTGTTTGTTTTTGCATAGCGAAACTCGTCAAAATATGCGTGGGTTACAAATGATTTTGTTGGGATATTTGACAATGTCAAGTGTATCTTTGCTGACTTCTTGTTTTTGATTTCGGGGACCGTGTAACTGTGATATGTGCCCCAATAATAGAACGTTAATTTGTCGTTCTCTCTTGTAATATCCGACCAGCCACGCCCTTCGTTGAATGGGTTGTGTTCATTCAAATGGGTTGCTTTAAAATTCCATTGTTTTAAGAATTTATAACCACCTTTACCATCCGACGCCAAGAAATTGTACTCACTATCAATACCCATGCTTCGTTTGAATGTTTCAACTCCATAAAGGAACTCGCCGGCGGCGTCGGTCACAGTGACTTTCATAAAACCGTACTGTGAGATGTGCCCAGCCCAGAATATCTGTCTCCACCACAAATACTCCGTCAACCCTCCGACGTTCCCGCTACTGTCAGCTGGCACATCAAATGTCAAGGATGCCGTTTGATTTTGGTTGATATTGACATCCGGATCTCTCAATGCAAGGTGTGGTCTATTCCATAGGTTTCTTATTTCAAGCGTCCCTCGCAATTCCTCTTGGACGTTTGTAAGACCTACGTTCTTAGCCCCTCTAGCGAGAGCTTGGGTGATTTTGTCTTCTCTAAAATCTAAAAGTGTCTCAGATTTAGAAACAATCTTTCCGTCAGCTTCTTCGTTGTTCCCGGCTTCGAACGCAAACTTATCGCTGACAAGCCCGTAATACCCATTCTCGTCATTTGCTTTTAGTGTGATAACCGGATAAGCATCCGTTGAGCCTTCGTTGTTAACTGGGAAAATCATTTTACCTTTGTCTTCACGAAAATCAGTAACACGCTTGTAAGTGGTCGAGTGTGCCACGCCGTCCGGGACGATAAATTCAATCGTAGCTTGGTCATACCAGTCGGAGATACCTCGCAGATTGACCTCGCCTTTAACGAGCGCCAAATAATAGCGGTCAGGTTCTGTTGGTAGACAGAGTTTAACCGCTTTTTTGGTGTGTAGCACTCTAGCAGCTTCTTCCCTAACTCGATAAAACTGCCCATTGTCAGTCGGTGCCGGTTGATTAGGGTCAATGAATGTCATATCAGCTAAATCTCTAGTAGCCAGACTGACTGTTAGCTTAATCTTCTTAGCACCGACATTGACATGTTGAACATTAACGCCAATCGACGGCGCTGAATCTGTTGAGATAGACCGTTCGTTTCCTATCTCATGCTCTATTTTGATTAGCTTGAAATAGTCGTTTAAGTCATATCCGTTAAATTGAAATAAAGCCATTATTCAAGCCCTCTCATTCGTTTGTAAGTAAATTCTTGCGCTTTTTGATAGCTACTCATATCATCAGCAGCAGCATAAGCAAATTCACGGCCATTGATATTAAGTGAAATCGGACGTTCGACCAACTCAGTGATAAGGTCAAGCGCTTGTTCCAATCTATCCATTCTTGCGTCGTCTGCCAATGACAAATCAAGACTGCCACGCATCTTGCCGCCGTCGAAGCTGTCGAAAATATTATTATCTTCAAACAGATCACGGGAACTGATAGCGTAGCGGCTAGCAGTATCAATCATGTCAGCTATTGATGACTTGACGTATTTAACACTCTTATCAATACCAACAGCCAAGCCTTGACCGATATAGATACCGACGTTATCACGGAAACGACGTGATGGCGAGTGGATTTGGGCTGCTGCTTGCGCTGCTCGTTCTGCTTGAGCTACAAGGGCATTAGCTGCCGCTGTCACTGCTCCTAGAGCTGATAACATACCTTGAGCCAAACCGTTACCGATTTGTGCCCCAGCGACTCTCATACGCCCTACACCAGCATTTGCTCTGGCAGCCGCCGCATTAACCAAACTATCCATAGCTGAGCCTACTTGTCCAACCGCTGATTGGATACCGCTTGCGATGTTTCGGCCAGTCTGAGTCCCCGCTTGACGCCCCATTTGGATCATACGTTGACCGCTTGACTGGACGGCTTGGGCCATGCGTTGCATAGCTGACTGCACTTGCCCAGCTGCACTATTCATGGCGCTAGCGATAAGTGGTGCGCTAGTTGCAATGCGCATGATAGCTGACGCTGCATTATTAGCAGTGCTAGCTACTGCTGTAAGAATAGCTGGAATGGTAGCAATAGCAGTTGATAGAGCGGTCATTCCAGTTACAGATTGCATGACTTGAGCGTTAAATTGCATGAATCCAGTAGATGCTAACATCAATGCCGGCGCCATCATAGTCAGTGCCATGTTGAACATGTTAAGCGGCATTACCGCTGTTGTGAATTGCGTTGTTAGCTGCATCAGAGATGTAGCTAACATCATAAATTGACTATTCAACATAGTTAGCGCTGTACCAATTGCAGTCATACCAGTGCCAAACATGGTCATACCCGCTGACACTGTTGTCATGCTGCTAGTAATCATAGTTAATTGACTAGCCAAACTTGTCAGACTAGCGGTTAACACGGTCATGCTTGCACTAATAGCAGCCATGCTTGAGCTCAATGTTGTTGAAATAGAGCTAAATTGAGTCAATCCACTTGCCGCTTGCATTAATGCTGGGGCTAGCGTCATGATTTCAGTTCTAAATGTTGTGATAGGTCCAACAATAGCCGTTAACCCAGCTAGCGATTGACTAGCTTGGTTTGAGAACGTGCTAAATGCTGTTCCCGCTGATGTCAATAGCGATTGTAAGCTAGTGAATGATGATTGAATACTTGAAATTGTGGTTGAGAATGATGTCAAACCAGATACAGCACTAGATGCTGAGCTAGACACCTTACTCATGCCGTTTCCAAGCTTAGTCATACCAGTACCAGCTTGAGCAAGTCCTGCTGAGTTGTTACCGATAGAGCCCACACCTTTAGCGACCGCCGCAAGAGATGCAGCCATGTCTCCAAGATTCGTGTTGGTGATCTTGACCACACCATTGGCAAGCTGATTGAAACCAGACCCCGCTTTTTGAGCAGCCGTACCGATTGAATTGAAGACATTAGCCAAGCTATTCAATACGCTACTAATAGCACTGCCGGCGGAAGTAATAACGCTTGAAATACCTTCAAACGCTGACTTAATACCGTTTCCGATTCCTTGAGCTGCTGTACTGATTGACGTCCCAACTGATTGCACTACAGTAGCAATGCCTTGCAATGCTGCACCAATAGCAGAACCAACAGAACTAATAATGCTTGCCACACCACTAAGAGCCGTACTAATAGCCGTACCGATACCCATTGCAGCGGTGGCAATTGCCATTCCTGCTGCTGACACAACCGATGCAATACCACTAAACGCAGCACTAATCACACCACCAATTGCCGTAATGATAGGTACGATTTGAGTTATTGCTGTGACAATAGCTGAAATGATTTGGCTTATAATAGGCGCTAACGTTTGAACTACCGTAACAATAGCAGAGATCACTTGACTGATGACTGGTGCCATTGTCTGAACGACTGTCACAATCCCTTGAATCAAGGTCATAATGACTGGTGCTGTTGCTTGAATGGCTTGTACAATTACTTGCAAAACCATTGCAATCTGTGGCCCGAATTGTCCGATAACTTGGGCTACTTGCACAATACAGTTCGAGATGACTGGTGCTATTGCCACAATAGCGTTAGCAATGATTTGAGCTACTGCCGTGATAGTATTTCCGATAATTTGGACAATCGGGGTTACTGCTGTTGCTATTTGGCTAATCGCTGAGCCTATAGCGGAAACTAGTCCGCTAAACGCACCAATGATAGCCGGAAACGTTCCTAAAATAGACGTCCAAGCATTACCAAACGCTGTAATAGCTGGAGCGGCTTGACCAATTGCGGCACCTACTGCAACCACTAGCGGCGCTAACTGTGCGAGTCCAGGTGCAGCTTCACCGACTGCTTTAATCACGATACCAAAGGCAGTGCCAAACGCTTCAACGATAGTCCCTGCTGCTTTACCGATTGATTCAACAACTGTGCCAAATGCTGAGCCGATAGCGTTTAAGATTTGCGAAACGCCTTGGGATTGAGTAGCCAAAAGGGCGAATGATGCAACGATAATACCAATACCAGCACCAATCCCAACCGCTGCAATGGCTACTGAAGCGCCAAACGATAGCAAGGTAGCCGGGTTTAACCCTCTCAAACCTTGCAAGGCAATGTTAACGGCTGTTCCGATTCCCTTGAATGCCGTTGCTAGTCCTGTCCCGATTCCTTTAGCCGCGGTGGCAATGGATGACCCAGCCGATTTAATGACATCTCCAATACTGCTGAATACCTGAGCGATGGCGCTCTTTCCACTTTTAGCAGCATTGGCGGCTTTCGCCGTCCCCTCTGTTGCATCCGTTCCGAATTTTTTGAATGGATTAAGACTTTTAAGGAAGTCCAACCCTTTCAATGCCGCACCAACGGCTGAAATACCAGCCTTAGCAGTCATAAACGCTGCTACCATTGCTAAAATGCCGCTTACAACACCGTTAAGTACGCCTTTAGGTAGACCGCTAACAAACTTAGATACCGCTGAAACTGCTTGTGATATCCATTTAGTCAGTGTTCCAAACGCTGTCCCTAAACCAGAGATGATTGATTGCATTTCTGAGCTTTTGAAAACATCACCAATTGAGGAACCGATAGTCTTAAGGGCGTTCCAAGTATCTTCCACCGCTGCTTTGAACGATTGGAAAGCCCCGGTATCAGCAAATGAGCTGATGAAACTTCTAACTGATGTAGTGGCAATATTTAGAGCTTGTGAGATACCGTTGGCAATGTCGCCAAACACCGAGCCAATGCCCTGCATGAGCTTACTACCATCAATGTTGCTAAAAAGTTGCTTGATTGAGCTCGAAATGTAAGTGAAGGTCGCCCCCAGATTCTTCAAAGCTCCCGTATTAGAGAAGCCTTTCCAAAGAGAAGACAAACCACTGCCAATCTTGTCAACAATTCCGTTGATATCAACTCTTTCTAATGCATCCGTTAGCCCAACGACTGCCTTGATACCAATTTGATTGAGTTTCTCAAACTGCGGCATTAGTTTATTAGCTAACGACTCTTTCATACCGTCGATAGCTTGGTCAACAGTCTTGAATTCTGTGGCCATCTTACTAAACGCCTCATTATTACCGACTTTAGTGATAGCGCCAAAGAAATCCTCGGTTTTAATCTTGCCGTCTTGGACAGCTTTGACCATTTCGCTTGTACTCATGCCCATTTCCTTAGCTACCGCCGCAATACCAGCGGGCGTTTGCTCTAGCATGAGTTTGAAGTCTTGCCACTGTACCTTAGGTTTAGCAGCCATTTGAGTCGCTTGTTGGCTCAAGGTCTTCATGGCTTGAGCTGGGTTTTCAGCCGCTGCCGCAAGACCACCAAAACCCTTAACAAGCTCGGTTGTATTCTTGGTTCCAACTGCTGCTAACTGTGAGTAGGTAGAGGCCATGTCAGACGCTGAATAGATGGTTTTAGTGGCAAAGTCTTGCAACTCGCTTTTGGCTTTTTGTATTTGGTCGGTAGGCATGTTGATTTGGCGCATGTTGCCTTCGAAAGTCTTCCATGCTTTAGCCGAGCTATTAAGCTCACTAGCCATGCCACGCATGCCACTAGTCAATGCACCGATTCCCTTAGTAATACCAGCACTAACTAAATTAGCGCCCAAAACACTTTTGAAAACCGAGCCTAACTTGGTGCCAGTTTTGCCCAAATTCTCAGCGTTTTGTTGCGCCCTTTTGAGTGCGCTAGACATGCCGTTATCTTGAGCGCTTAATATCGCTCGGACGTTAAACGTTTTATCTGCCATCTAGCAACCCTCTTTCCATTTTGTAATTAAGATTGTTTCGAGCTCGTTCTAACAGTTTGCTGTTGGTGATTTTCTCACCTAGCACCTCACGGGCTCGTTCTTTAGCATTATAGAAGTCCTCGAATTCCTCGAAGTAATACTTTTTGCCATCTTTCGTCGTAGCATTCGCCAAGCGATTGAGATAAGCAAGTTGATAGATTTCTCTTTCTTTATTCAGATAGCGCTTCTTGTGCGCTTTCTGATAGAGCTTCATCTCTTTAAGCGTCATTCTTCGAGCTTCAAGCAATGACACACCAAAATCAGCCATGGCATTAGTAATTAATTCCTCGTATGTTTCAGCTGAGTTTTGGCTATCACTTGTGGTTTTAGCTACTCTGTTGCTTCTTCCACTCGTTTCACGGTTGCTTTCGTCAAAGGCTGCGTACGCAATGCTGATAAAAAATCTTCGAAAAGTGTGTCAAGTTGGTCTTTCTCGGCCACTTCAACAACATAAGCTTCAATGCCTTTAACAGACGGTTTTTGACGTTCTGTAATTGTTGCCGCTTGAATGAGATCAAGCAAGATTACTGGATTTTTTTGTTGCAAATCAACGACTGCGTGCTGCACACCAAAACCGAACGAAACACCACCGTCTGAAACAGAATAGCGTTTGTCAAGCTCTCGGATGAAGTCGAAGCCGTAAGTCAAAGTGTAGTCTTTATTTTCGATAGTGATTGTGTTCATTGTTTGTTTACTCCTATTTTTTTCTAAAATAAAAAGCCAAACTGAAACAGCTTGGCTCAAGATAATTACATACTATTAGAGGGAATTGATCGCAGTAGTGTCTTGGAATGTGTATTGAATTTCCTTGACTTGCTCAGCCGTCAATGTAGCTTCACCAGCTTGTGGTTTACCTTCGACTGACATTTCAGATTCAATTTCTACAAGTTCCTCAACGTTAGCTGGCACTTTCCAGTTAGACAAACGACCGATGGCATAGAGAGCGCCATATTTGCCGTTGTCCTTTTTGTCAGATAAGTCGATTTCCCAAACTTCTACCTTGTAGCCGTCGACTACTGATTTCTTCAACATTTCGTTGAGTTCGTCTTTTGTCCCAATCGCAGTGATTGAAAGTTTAGTTTCAAGACCGCCATCAGCAACTACGGCACCATCCTTGGTTTTTGTAGTGTCTGCATCTCGTGAGTATTCCCACTCATGCTCGGTTTGCAGCGCAAGCTTAGCCGCTGCTGTCTTGTCTCCGAATTTTCGGAACATCAAGATTTTTTCTTTACCCAATTGGGCTTCTTTGACTTTGTTTTCAGCCATGTTTTCCTCCTAAACAAATTTAAAATACGTGTATACGATGAAGTGGTAGAGCACCTCATCCGTGCTACTGTCTCGGTTGCTATCGATTGACGACTGATTGACCTCTGCTGAAAATTGCATGCCGTCGATATTTTTGATAGCAAAAAAGCCAGACATCAACTGTCCAGCCATATCTGATAATAATTTCCTGTCATCCACACGCCCCCAAACATGCACCGTAGACGATAAACGCCCTATCAAATGCGATTTGGTAGCTTGTGGCAAGACCTTTGTTTCCCCCATGACTACGAATGGATAGGCCACGTTTTCGGGTGGCAAATAAGTGTAGGTGTCATATCCCAACTCACTACTAATCCGAAACATTTCGTCATGAAGTAACTGATCTGGTTGTTTCATGTTTCGTCCCATTTCGCCATCTCCTCAACCATCTTAGGTGCTACTTCTTCAAGAGCTGGTTGCATAAACGGCTGCGCTTCCATCTTCCGTGTTCCTACTTCGACGTAACCTGAGTAGCTAGTTAATGCTTCGACAATCGCTTCATCACTTCCAGCTTGCAAGGTAATACTTCTACGAGTAGCCCCTGTTGAATAGCCTTTAGTGAATTGTGCCTTGTTAATCGCAGCCTCTTTTAATTTGGCTCCGTATTTCCTCAAAACTTTTGAACGTTTTTCGGGTGAGGCGTTTCTCAAAAGGCTTTGAGCCATTTCGTCCAAGCCTTCAAATTCTAGCGTCCCCATTATTTGCCTGCCTTGTTAGCATAGATGACGTTGCGACCAGCTAGATAGTCTCTGACAGTAACGGGTTTGTATTTGGCGCCATTATATTCAATCGTGTCAATTCCAACTGTTATAGGGCTTCTAAACCTAATGACGATGCTATTAGTATTTAATAGGTCTCCTAGTTTAGCTTGTAAGTCAAGACTGGCACCAGTGACATTGCACGCTATCGTTCTAGCCCACTCCTTGCCACCTACCATGCGACCCGATTCGGGATCATAGCGCTTATTTGTCTTATCGTTATATTTTAGCACTACGGTATCAGCGTATCTCATAGAAATAGCACCTCGCCCTCTTTAGCTTGCCCAGAATTGCCATACAATCTTTGAAGCATGTCATCGTAAGGCTTAAACTCATTCTCATTGTCGTAATACGACATAGAATGGCCATCAACCGACTCAGACTTGGCCCCTTCAGCACCTCGACGATTGAAGCGTTTAATTACGCAATCTTCGAAAATGAATGCCAATTTGTTGTCGATTTCTTCGACACCATACTCGGCCTTGAAATGGTTAATGACACGCTCCAACAGAATTTCAAGTAAATCATCGTCGTTGGTGTTAAGGTCAACGGATACATTTTCAATGATTTGGTCTTTGTCCAATGTCTCCATGCCACACCTCGCTATTCCGCAGTTTTCTCAGCTCTGGTTCTTTTTTTCGGTTTGTCGTCTTGAACGCACCCTAACTCAATGAGTTCCTCAGTACGCTCACCGTCGTACAAATCACCGACATAGTAAACTGTGCCGTCTGTCTTATCCATGAATGCTTTTAATACGATATTCATGATGAGTACCTATTAGAGTGCTGGAATGACAGTAAGCATGTAAACATCATCCAAACGTTCGAACGACGGCAATGCTACCATAGAGACTTTAGTTTGTACGTTGACTGGATCAGTAGTTTTAGTTGTAGTCACCGCAATACCGTTGTTCACAATTTCAACATCAGCATTAACAGTGTTATCTGCAAACAAATCTGATTCTTCTGGAGTGGTTCCGAATACAGTGTTACCAAGAGCACCGTTAGGAATGAGTGTCAAATGACCGTCTGGGAAGAATTTAGAAACTTCGCCTTTGTCGTTTCGGTAAGTGCCATTCTCAAGAACGATTGACACGCCAAAATTGTCAGCGATATAGTTTTCAAGTTCTGATTTAGTAACTGCGGCACCATCACCAGCAAGCGGTTTGATAACTTTAACTGTTGATGCAGCTTTGCGGATAAGACCGAATGTTTTAGCATTCATTACAGCACGCTCTGGGTTAAGTCCAAGTTCTCGAGCTGTTTCGATAGCTTCTTCAAGATCAGCAAGAGGTTTAGCGTCCGCATCAGCCCAGCTCTTAGTTACTTGTTTCTTATGCTCAGGTCTAACGCCGTAGTCGATATCTTTGTTAACACCGCCGCTTGTGAATGCAATTTTACCAGTAGCAAGCACTTGCATGCGCATAGCTTCAAGGCGTGCACGAGCACCGTTGATAAGTGTCACATCGTCGTTAAAAATGCCAGCTACAATTGTGTTAACCAACGCTTCGTTGCCAGAGTCTTTCACAAGATTCAGCTGTTGGCGGTCATTTTCCTTAACGAGCATCGCTTCTTTGAAAAATGGCATTTGTTCATCGTGCATTTCAGCGCTAACACGGTCACGGATTGTAACGTTAGTATCGAATGCAGCAGCTTTCAACACAACAGCTTGACCAGACGCTCCTTTGACGTAGGACAATTTAGTCCCAAGTTGTTTGCGTGCCGGGAAAATAGACTCACCCAAAGTAGAGTTAACATTTTCTTGCAATGCGTTGAAGTAACCAGCAATATTAGATGCGGTTACTTTATCGTAAATAAGTCCCATGTTTTAATAGCCCTCCTTTTATTTTTCAGAGATAAATTTGATAAGCGGCAAAGCTTTCTTAACAGCGTCGTCTACCTCTCCACCGTTAACTTTGTTCTTATAGACCTCACCAGCATAGAGCACTGAAACGGCGTTCTCGATTGTCAAATCTACATCATAGAGAACGATTCCTTCTGGTGCTGTTTTGTTTTCTACAACGGCTTTTGTGCGATCATCAAAGATTGAGCCGTCTTTAGCAGCTACCAAAGTACCAGCTTTGATGTGTTTCTTGCCATCTACCAATACACCGTCATAAGTTTTGTCTACGGTTGCCGCTACTGCTTTGTATGGCAGTGAGCGGACAATGTTTGAAGTGTCAAAGATTTTTGTTGTTGACATTTAAAGATTCCTTTCTGCTTTAGATAAAACGAGCAGCCGTAACGCTCGTAGACTTAGCAAGTTGAGCTCCAAAATTATCTGTCTGAGCATCACCGGCGCTTGCAGCTTTAGGTGAATTTTGACGGATAGTAGCTTTGACTTTATTAGCGACGGCATCGTTGAAGACTTTCTCAAATGTACCGACCATCTTAAGAGCTTCAGCGGCGTTTTCAGCATGGCTAAACATATCAGCCAATTCGACTGGCAAGCCTTTAGAAACAAGGTCTTCTTTTACGGCCATGTTTAACTTTTCAAACTCAAATTGTGCTACTTGCTTTTTAAATTCTGCTTTCTGGTCTTCAAATTCCTTGCTAGCCCGCTCAGCAGCAGATAATTTTGAATAGTCTTGCTCTTTTTGTAATGCTTTGGCGATAGCTTCGTTTACTCGTGCTTCTTCGCCCTTTTTCTGATTTTTCAAAGCAGTTTGGACTGCCTTGTTGACAATGCTATCCAGTTCTGACTGTGATTGCGGCGCTTGGAAGTCGCTCGGTTGATTGTTATCAACGTCCTGGCTTACTTCCTCAGTTTCGACCGTTTCGACTGTTGTGTTATCTGTTTCCATTTTGTTCTCCTATCTAGTCTTATAAAAAATGCACCTTCCAAGCCACGACAAGGCTAGCTACGCCCTATCTAGTCTTGTCTAGTGCATTAACCTATAAGCCACGGTAGTAATGTTTATTTAGGGCTTAGAATAGCCCTATGAACCATTAGAGGCTCGCCCCCTACGGTTTCTCGAAAACATGGTTCACTATTCAACCTCAGCTACTGCACACCGGCAGTATGGGTGAATAGGCGGCGCATTCGTCCCGATTTCCATATCAGCAATTCTAACGGGATTCTTTTCCGTTTCCTCACCGATACCTTTGCAAATTGAACACGCTCGACTTTCTGGCATGAGCTTGAAATACTCAAAGCCATTCTCTTTCATGATGTCTTGCTGAGCTAACGTCTGGACTCTAGCATGCTCCGTGATGCCTAAACGCTCTGCATTGGTACGAGACACATCCATGTGCTTTCTGATTCGTCTTGCAATCGTCAAGCCGTTGTCTCCACGGATTAGAGCCCTTGTCACCTCAGTTCTAACTAGTTGTCTTAACTGTGCATTTCTGCCCCAAATACGCTCTGACCACTTAGCCCCCTCAAAGTTTGCGTTAACAGCCGTCTCCATGGCATGGGCTAGAATGTTACCCTTTAGCACGCTTTGATCTAACAAGCTACCTCTTGCCATCTCAGCTTTATAAGCAGTGTTTAGGTACTCACGCATAAGTTTTTCTTCACCCTCAGCAAGAGACATCAATTCAAGCTCTAACTGTTGGATAAGCAGCTCGCGTCTACCAACTGACATCGAAAAGTTGTAATTTCTTAATTCCTCGTTAGCCGTAGCACTGAAATCTTTCTCAGCAACATAGCGTCTAGCTTTGCTCTCAAAGCCTTTAATATCGAATTCGTTAGCTCGTTTCTTAGCATCTTCAACAGCTAGCCCGTTCTTTTCAGCGAAATTCTGGATATAAGCATCCAACTCTTTGCGCAACTGACCTAATTCCATTCTGTAGAGGTCTTCGAGTTCTTTTTTAAACTCTTTCTCCGTTTTCTTGTCAGCTCGCTCTCTCTCCCGTTGGGCACGCTCTGACCAATATGTCATACATCAACCCTCGCAGAATCGTCTGTATATTTGCCTACGTGATTGTTAAAATCGCTAGAATACCCCTTAACGTCGATTTCAGACACCTCTCTGTTCATTCTGTCGAGTTCCTCAGTTGGACTCTCAACTAGACCAGATAAACTCAAGGCTGTTTCTTGCGATACTTGACCACCCAAACCGGCCAACACTTCAACTTGTTCAGCAAGTGAACGAGGCAAGTTTGGCGTGAAGATGATATTCAAGAGACTTTCGTCAAAATCTTTAAATTCGTTAACTAATGCGCCAATACGAGCAGCGAGACGATAACGACGTTTCAATCCTTTTGTGAATTGTGATTGTGTGTCGATACGGTCTTGATCCAACCCAAATAATTTGTATTTCAGTGCCTCACCAGACGTATTCCCGCTGAAATTAGTGTCAGACATGTCCGGGGTGTTTGTAAAAACATGAATATCTTTATTCAAGCGTGTCTTATACGCTTCAACACCAGTCACATCGTAAGACTTCGTGAGGTATTCAGCTTTAACCGTCCCCTCTTTCCCGTCCGCCGATTTAGGCGGTTTAAGCTGCATTAAACGAGCAAGCTTCATGTCGCTAGCTTCCTTGCCTTGTGGCAAGGCAAGGTCACCATAAATGGCAAGAATAGCATCTGCCATATCGCTCATGTGATTTGCCGTGTCTGATTCTGCACTGTCGTATAGATCAATTAGATAAAGTTCGGTTTCATAGTCGCCAATTCCATCAACGTTGTTCAGAAATTCTGTAATCGGTACAGTGCCAAATGCATGAGATGTAACTGATATTTCATTGAAGCTATCCGACACGTCCAGAGTGTGGATGTGGTCGGCTGTGTAAACTTCTACGACCTCTTTGGCGTTCTCTAGGAAACCGCATTTGTAGTATCTAACGGCTGCGATAGAATTATCTTCTAGCGAGTTGTCATAGATTACAAATGTATCCAATGGGTTAAGCCTCTTGACGCGTGTCTCATCATACTCACTTCGATAGATAAGTTCATAAGCTCTCCCAACTTGCGACAAATCTCTGATAAGCGTTCTGTTGTGTGTATCAATGTCATTGACACGACCAATGCGTTTAATTGCCTCGTCGTTTTGAGAATGGTCTTCTTTATCGTCGTATTCAACACGAATAGGATTGCCAGCTAAATAACCCGTTTTAAACTTGCTAATCATACGGCCATAATTGTGCACGGCACGTTTGTCTGCCATTTCCTTATCTTTACGTCTTCCAGACTTAAGAACGTCGTGGTTTTCACCTCTCGCATAGTCCATAAGCTCTTGAATTCGTGGAGCTTGTCTCAATTTGTGGTGATCGATGAAATGTTTCAACAACTCCCAATCACCAGCCATGAGTTCCTCTAAACTATCTGCTCGATAGCGAATGCGAGACCCTCGATGGAAACGCAAGTTTAAAACTCGGTCTTGTCCGGTGCTATCTGTAAATAGTGTTCGTTCCATCATTCCTCCTAACCAAACATATTAAGCAAGTCGTCATAGCTTGCTCTTTCCGTACTACCGATGACGAAATCAGAATATATAGCGTATCTCACACTATCCAGCACGTCATCAAACTCTTTCAACGGCTCATCCTTCGTGCTGTTCTCTTTCCATCGGTACTGAAATATCTCATCAAAAAAACGAGGTATAAATCCTCGTTTAACGTATAGTTTGCGTTCTTTAAATAATTTAGCGATAAGCTCGATGCCGGCTATCACTGACTTGTTAGCGTTGCTGATATCAAACCCTTCGTTCTCAAATCTTGCTACGTGCTCTGGACGGGCACTATCAGCATAGAATGGAATGTTTCCATAAATGTCAGTCAGCTTCCTAGCTTGCTCTACCCACCAATCTATCTCTTTGAATTGCGCTGCTACGCCGTCAACAAGATAGTAATTGCCGTCCACGCCCTCACCGACTACTACGATAGAGCCGTAGTGAGTGTACCCCCAGTCAATGCCACCGAAATAGCGTTTCATATCTGGCAATTCATCAACTACGTGTATCTTACTGTCGTAATCAGCGTAGATAGCGCCTTCTGCGACTGTCCACAACCCTAAAATATCTCTATCGTAGAATTTACCCTTTGGCGTTGCTGCCTTGATAGAATCGATATAGCGTTTTGATAAAAAAGTGTTATCGTCGAGCTTAAAACTAAAATCTATAATCTTGCCATCGTTCTTGCCGATGTAGTCTCGATTCAGCCAGTGATTAGGGTTGTCTGGATTGCTATCCCATACCACTCGAGCACCTTCACCAGAGCACCGTGAGATAATCTCTTTGAAAACAATCTCGTTAGCTAGCGACGCCTCGTTGACATAAGCCCCGAATGCTGTAAAACCACGGGCACGCTTAAGTCCAGATATGGAGCCAGTGTAAACTTGCACAACTTTAACACCACAAAACACAAACGAGCCATGCTTGTCATACTTAGGCTCGAAGCCGTATTTGTTGTAGAGTTCTTGCAATACGTTGTTCTGTATCGACGTTGACGATGTCCCCGCTAAGATATAGATAGGCTCATCCACGCCTAAACGGTCAGCAATTTTCCTGACACGGCTTAATTCGGTAACAAACGTGTCATTGTTCACCACGGTCTTGCCAGCACGTTTAGCGCCATGAAGTCCACAGATAAACCAGTCGTTATTCCAGATGTACTTAAGCACGTCTAACTGCCGCTTAGTGTATAGCTTACTCAAGTTCATCGCTTACAGCTCCTTTGATGATGTCTAGGAAGCCAGCTATTTTTTCATCTTGACCTTCTTCTTTGCCAATCTGAGACTTAAGCTTCTCGTTCCCCAATTGAATGGCAGTGATTCGCTCTCGTTGTTCCTTGCGGTCCAAGCTGTCCTTGGTGTCAATAGCAACCAATCTGGCTATCTGTTCAAACGCCTTGACATTACCCTTCATGGCTTTCTGCATCATGACCATAGCTAACGCCATTTCATTCGTAGCTTCAAACCCTAACGCTTCAAGTTGTTTTGATATGTTTTCATTCGCTACGTCTGCTTTTAAAATGGTATTAAACGCCTTTTTTAAGTCGGCTTTTTTCCGTCGGGCCTTCCCGGACGCTATGCCACCTCGGCGCTGTATTTCTCGTTGTTCCTTCTTACTTCTCTCAGTAATTGGTTTCAAGTTTTGTTCATTAGCCATCGCCTCACTTCCTGTCGTTTTAGTTTATTTTTTCAGCTTTCAGTCCAGTTTCGTCTTCCCAGCGCTTGATGGTCCGTTCAACATATATCGGGTCTAGTTCCATCCCGTAGTAAATGCGCTCGGTTTTTTCGCAAACCATGAGCGTCGAACCTCCACCATTAAAGCTATCGAGCACGCGCTCTCCCTTTTTACTAGAATTGAGAACGCATCGAGCAATCAATTTCAGCAGTTTCATAGTTGGATGGATATCACTTCTAACCGGCTTATCTTCGTAGAAAATAGTCGTCGGGCTGTTTTCTTGCATTGTTTTGATGTAAGAAATCAACTCACCTTTAGTCATTTCCTTTAGATTGTCTTCATCCTCTTCGATAACTGTCGACAAGGCACGGTTGTCAACAAAATAATGCGACGCTCCTTCTTTCCATCCATAAAGACACGGCTCATGTTTCCATTGGTAATCTTGCCGTCCTAAAACAATGCTATTCTTAACCCAAATAAGATTCTGCTTCAGCAACCATCCCGTTTCCTTGACAGCAGCTCTAAAGTTTAACCCTTCACTGTCTGCGTGCCAGATATAGAACGCCCCCCCTGGCTTTAGGTGTTGATCAGCTACCGAAAACGCATCACGTAAGAACTGACGGAAACTGGCGTCATCCATGCTGTCATTCATGATCGTCATGGCTTCCTCAGTTCCCCCTTCATACGCTACGTTATAGGGCGGGTCAGTAACATAGAGGTCTATTTTTTCACCGTCGATAAGTTCCTTCATGTCGCCTGCAGAGGTGCTATCTCCACACATCAAGCGATGTCGGCCTAGTTGGTAAATATCCCCATACGCGACAGAGGACGATTGAGCATCTTCGCTTTCACTTTCTTCTTCAGAGAGCGCATCCGAATCCCCATCTTCATCGTCGAAATCATCCAGAGTGTAGTCGCTGTCGGTAAAACCAAAAAGCCCCATATCCACGTTGTTAATGTTCTCGATTTCATCCAGCAATAACTCAACATCCCACTGAGCTATCTCGGCCACTTTGTTATCAGCTAACCTGAAAGCTCTGACTTGCTCCTCGGTCAAATCATCCGCAATAATTACCGGAACCGTCTTTAACTTTAGTTTTTTAGCAGCCTTCCAGCGCGTGTGTCCATTGATGATCTCACCGTCTGACGTTGCCACGATTGGCACCTTAAAACCAAATTCACTGATGGAATTAGCAACCGGCCCAACTGCTTCATCGTTATTTCTTGGGTTGTTTTCGTAAGGGGTTAGCCACCCTAACGGCTTATCATAGATTTGCATATTCTCCTCTCAGCGTAAAAAAAGAGACTTAATAGTTATTAAGTCCCACTTTGTAATCAAAGCGATTTATAAGCCTCTTTTTTATTCATGTTATTTCAACGCAATCACCCTCTTTCAAGGTATGTCGCTATATTTATCAATACTATCATTATATCGCCTAAAAACAGCTCTAGCCTTGCTTATTCTTCGCTAGAATCTCCCAGAAACACTAGACATTCACCGTTTTTATAATTCTCGGCAAATTCCAAAATTGCTTGTTCTCTCATGCGGTAATATTCGCTTTCAGAGTATCCTAAATCCATGTAGACTTCAATGTTATACTGCTTTCGATTTCTGCAGTAGCACTCTATCAAGATCTGGCTGTAATGCCTGTCAGATAATGCATTGATAGCTCTTGTAATGGCTTGTAAATCCTGCTCTGCTGCAACCTTACGTGTCACTATGCTTTCTGTTTGACTGCTAGGTGTGTTGCTGAAAGTTTTGGGCTCTAAAGAGAATGAAGCTGTCACTTTCGGGGCGTATTCCAAGCCCGCAATTCGTGTTAACATGCGATACCTTCTTAGTATCTTTATAGCTTTCTTTTTTGTTGCGGTTTTATTTACTTCCGCAAATAGGTTAATACTTGTCATGGCACCCCTCTTGTGTAGTATAATAGTTGTATCGCGTTCAAAGGGTGCCGGCCATTGTGTCGGTCTTTTTTATTTTGGCCCCAAAAAACGTTAAGAGATTTATGAAAAGATAAGTGTATTTGTTCTTGGGCCTTTTATCACCTTCTTTCTAGCCAAATGACACCAGCAAGGCCTTTGGCTTTGTTTAGTAATGCAAGATATCAATAAGAAAGAGGGTGTTTCACATCCTTTTTTCTTAAAATTTGCTGGTTTTTTGTTTGAACAAGGTCTGTCAGCTTGTCCGGTGTTAAAAAAGTGTCCAAGGGGATATTCCCCTTTCGTTTTTTAACAAGAATTTAGAAGTTGAATTATAGAGACTATACCGATAGATAGTTTACGCATTTATCACGTCCCTTAGATAGTTTACGCATTTATCACGTCCCTTGCGTTAAATTCCCAAAGCTACCAGTCATGCTTTGGCTTGATTTGAATGAAAAAAATAAAAAGGATTCCTCTTTTCTAATATGTATTGACTGGTAATAGCTAGCGAGGGAGTCGAACCCTCTTAAACCGTTCTAGCTACACGCCTAGTGCATAGGCTGTATATAAGGCTTTTCTGACCGTGGTCTTCTCACGGCCTACCTTGCCTTTGTTCCGATATTTAAGAATGATGCGATCTACTTCATTGTCCAATCTCTCGCTCCATTCATAGTTATTAAATACATAATCAATAATCTCGCTGAATAGCTCTCTTGACAGCATTCCTTCCATTTGAATAGCCTTCAACGGTGTTAGGGCAGCTTTTTCTGCATAGCAACAATTGAGGGCGTTTTGGGTATTGTTAGCTGCTTTCTGGTCGCAGCCCTTAACCTCTCTAATGTAGTTGTTTAGGCTGTTAGGGTGTTCCTTGCGTAATCCTTCCACTTCCTTCTGGAACCGTTTAAACAGTCCTTCTGGCAGTCCTGCGTTGGCTTTATCCAACACTGGGCGCGTGGTTTTACCTCTTGTGTAATTAGTAGACAGATAGTCTTGAAGGTCGTCAAATAATTCATCAGAAATAATGCCTTCCAAGCGGTCGACAGTTTGGGGCGATATCCTCGCACGTTCCACCACCGCACTATTGAATGCTTGGTAAATGATGCGTGCTTGCACTTCACTGCACTGTCGCACCTCTTGAAAATACTGTTTATAAGAGCCTTTTTTGTGCGTCTCTCTCAGTGCCGCATGTTCGCTGACTAACCGTTGATATAATTCCTCGGTCAACCCGGAATATTTGTATTTCACGCTCATGAGCTCACCTCGTTTTCAACGTCAAGCAACTCACCGTCCTCCCATATGTTACCGATAATTTCAAATTCAAAACCCTCATCTTCTATAAGTTCTTTAAACGATAGATGTTCATCGTTAATTAAGTAAAACAGTGATGAGTCAGATATTTTAGTTTCCCCGAAAGAAAAACAGGTTGTCTCCCTCTCGACTTCGACATAGTTAATACCTTCAATAGAACCGTCTATATATCCTTCGTAGCAATAATCATTCCACTCATCATTGAATTTTAGGATATCCCCTTCGAAGATTTCTCTATCGTTTTTGTCTCTCATTCCAGTTGATTGCATTAAAACGATATCGTCGAAATCGTAGTAGTCTAAATCTCGACTATCTGGCAATCCTTGCTCAAAATAGATTGTTTGCACGCAAATTTCTTTTTCTTCGAAATTGATAGCGATAATATCTTCAGCTCCGTACATTTCTTTTGTAGCTTTGTTCCATGCCCTAAATCTTGGTATCATTGCCCTCTCCCTTTCAAATAGCTAGGAATATCATCCCCAACCTGCACACTGTCATATTGTTCCTTGCTTACAAGGAATTTCCCGTAAGCCCCACAGTCAAGCGTGTATAGTTTGCCGACCATTTCCTTGCCAGTAATCTTCCCGTGCAGTACAGTGGCGTTGTCAGCCTTATGCACCACGATGGCTTCTACTGGTCGATTAACTACGCTGATAACCGTACCAATGTTGATAGCTAAGGAGATAACCAGCAGGGCGGTAGCTATGCCTAGTT